TCAACGGCAGAAAAAGCCCGTCGAGCGGCCCAAGCATCGATACGTCGGTCTAAAAAAGAGGCTGAAAAGAAACGAGCCGCCGCAACAAAACAAGCATACAGAGCAAGTGTAAGAGAAAAAGCCGCCTCCAAGGTCGAAACAGCCCTAAAGGGCGAAAAATCACGAGTAATCGACCAAGGAGACCTGAATGAATTACCAAAAGCTGTTTCGGACCTCGTTGGTGAGGCTGAAGTTGTTTTCCAACCGAATGCTGGACCTCAAGAAGAGTTTCTCAGTGCCCCTGAACAGGACGTTCTGTACGGCGGGGCGGCAGGAGGTGGAAAGAGTTTCGCTCTTCTTGCTGATCCTCTCCGCTACTGTCACAACCCTAACCACCGTGGGCTTCTTCTCCGCCGTACTCTCGATGAATTGACTGAACTCATATCAAAGTCGAGACAACTGTATCCCAAAGCGTTTCCCGGTGCCGTATTCCGTGAAAGTAAGTCGACGTGGGTCTTCCCCTCTGGGGCTACTATATGGTTTTCCTACCTCGATAAAGACAAAGACGTTACACGATACCAAGGGCAAGCATTCAATTGGATAGCCATCGATGAAGTTACCCAGTACCCCACACCCTATGTATGGGAATACCTCCGGTCACGTTTACGCTCCACCGACGCAGAGCTCTCACAGAATCTCTCCATGCGCTGTACGGCAAACCCCGGCGGAGTTGGCGGATGGTGGGTCAAAAAAATGTACATCGACCAAGGAGAGCCCGGTAAGCCATTCATTCCCACCGACATGGAGTCAGGAAAGCCATACGTATACCCGGATGGACATGAAAAGGCAGGTAGGCCGCTCTACTGGAGAAAGTTCGTTCCAGCGAGGCTCACAGACAACCCCTACCTCATGCGGGACGGACAGTACGAAGCGATGCTCCTCTCCCTCCCAGAGGTTGAGAGAAAGCGTTTGCTCGATGGGGACTGGGACGTCGCAGAGGGATGTGCATTCCCAGAGTTCAGCAAGCTCAAACACGTTGTCGATCCTTATGAGCTCCCAACAAATTGGCCGCGAATCAGAGCGGCGGACTATGGCTACGCAAGCCCTTCGTGCGTACTCTGGGGTGCAATCGATTGGGACAACAACATATGGGTCTATCGAGAACTTTACGTAAAACACTTTACAGCGGAGCAATTAGCCGCTAAAATAATAGAATTAGAGGAGTGGGACCCCGCGCCTCATTATGCCGTGCTCGATAAATCGTGTTGGAACCGTACAGGATACGGACCTTCCATCGCAGAGACGATGATACGCAGTGGTTGTCGGTGGACACCATCAGATAGCAACCGTATTGCCGGAAAGATGGAAATCCACAGCCGGCTTGGGGATAACCAATTCACGGGCGAACCTACTGTTAAGTTTTTCAACACGTGCACTAACATCATAAAACAACTCGCTGGCATACCCCTCTCAAAAACAAATTCAGAAGACGTAGACACAAAAGCAGAAGACCACGCATACGATGCCTTGCGTTACATGCTAATGACTCGGACAAATGGCTACGTCTCTATCCATAAATCCCTGAACGACATCAAGAATAGCACGTTTAAACCACAGGATGCAACATTCGGATACTAAATGGCAAGAATTGATCGAAAAGACAGCTTTACCATCGTCGAGACCATTAACGGCGAGCCATTTGACCCTCGTAAGCACACACTACGGGAGTTCACGGAAGAGTATGCTAAGACACTCGGGGAGTCGGGTGCGAAGACGTACAAGGCAAACTTTACGAGTCCAAAATCAAAGATAGGTAAAGCGTTTTCTGAGTTTGCTGATGTTCCTCTCGTGTACATTCTCTCAGAAACAATCGAAGATGAGGCAAACCCACTCATTGCGGCGTATCAAGCTTCTGACTCAGTCAATACCCGCCGTTCAATCTACTCACAGGTTAAAGGGCTCGAGTACAACATCAATGCGGCGATGGATCGTCTCAACATCACAGGAACAGAGTTCCCTGATGGTGTACCATCCCTCGTTTCTCGGGTTGCGCTCCCAGATAAGCCAAAGGCGAAGGGCGCAAGATACCAGTATGATCCGGGTGCCGTAGGAAAGCTACAGTCAGCCCTAGCGGAACACGCAAAAAAGAATCCAGCAGACGCACCAGTAGTCCGTGCTCTCGAAATGCAGATGCTCACAGGCTTCCGACCCGGTGAGGTCGCCAATATGCCTCTATCTGCGTTAAAACCGCCGAGTGAAATGAGTGAAGCTTACGGTATCTACCTGAGTACGGATACTCCGGGCGTAAAGATGGAAGCTCCTCTCAATGTTCCGGCTGGTCCTCGACAATTGTCAGTGATGAATTCCGCGATTGATTTCAAGCGGGGTCTCGGAGATGCGGCGTCGAAGAATGATTCAATGTTTGTCAATGCCGACGGGTCGAAGATCACAACATCCCAAATGACGAAGGTCTTACAAAAGATTGAAGTTCCGGGGATTATGTTTGATACAGAAACCGGAAAAGACATCAACTTTTTACAGGAGGCGTACGACTTACGCCGTCTCCACGCAACACTATCATTTAGTTTGTACAATGACTACGGACCCGGTGCGGCAATGCGTGGTCGTGCGATTAAAACCGGAACAGGTTCAGAATCAGATTACGTATCTCCCCGTCCCGGTTTTTACAACCAAAAGATGCTCGAGCCGCATGTACGTGTAAACACGTTCTTTAGCAATGCTTACATGAAAGACGTTGCGAAATCAACTAAGAATCCATCGGAGTCTCTCCTAGGCATTCCTACAGAAGACGCGGCTAAACTCGCAGAAGAAGCGAAAGCAACAGCGTCTCCGATTGCGTACCCCGGAAAAAGAGTCGCTTTTAACATCGACCTCGCTTCGGGTACGTCTTCTATTACCTTTGAAGACTCAACATCTCCTATCGGGATGCAAGGGCAGGCTACGCAAGACTTAATCGTTAACGTGCGTCCTCCGAAACCGAGCGCACGGGATGTCAAGCCTCTCGTAGTTGACGTCACACAGGCAATGGCGGAAGAAGCCGCTGAAAGTCCGGTTGATGCAGAAAAGGCTCGCCCAAAGCTCCAAGCCTACCTCGAAAGAATTCGTAAGTTCAAGCCGGGTCCCGGAACAAAGACTGGAATGGTCGGTCTCGGTGTTGCGGGAGTCTTAGGAGCTTCTGAGAAGGCGTACACTGAAGAACTAGAGCGAAGTGGTAGTACCCTACGGGCACGTGCCGCAGGAACGCTTAGAGGGGCGTATGAGGCCGCTGAGACACCTCTGTTAATGGGGTTGACCATTGGTGAAGCTGGTGCGAAGGGTGTAGCAGATCAACCTGCCGATCTTCCCGGCCGTGGCCCTATCGAGACAGAGTTTACTCGAGAACAAGCAATCGCAGAAATGGATGCACGTGATCAGGGCTTTATACCCGACACACGGAACGAAAGACTCAACACGATTGAAGAATTTGAAAGACGGCAATCCGTCATTGACGAACAGAAAGCACGTATCAGTGCGTACGATGAAAGACAACGGTCTTTAGAAGACCAAACTAACGAACTACTACAACGCGGAGAATAACATGAAATACTCAGAAGCAGACATTATGAATGCTGACAAGAAAGGTATCGACTACAACTGTGGAGAAAACAATCTCTACCGTGAGTCGGCTGACTTTACTACAGAAGCAAACACAGAAGAGCTCATTGTTGATGCTGGTAAGAAAGGCGGAAAGCAAGCTCTCGATCAGTCGATCTTGAATTCAGACAAAGAATCTGCACTCAATTCTTAATCTAGGTACATAACTATGGATGAAGGGTTCCTCTCCCCCGCAGATGACGGGGAAGTAACCGTTGTAGACGCCGAGAGCACGATGGTGGGTCTCGCGGGTCACATCAAAAGCCGTTTTGAGGATGCTGAAAACGGGCGTCGTACATTTGAACAACGCTGGTTACAGGCATACAAGAACTTTCGGGGGATTTACGACTCTTCAACCCAGTATCGTGACTCAGAAAGATCGAAGGTCTTTATTAAGATAACGAAGACAAAAGTCCTCGCGGCTTACGGTCAGGTTATCGATATTTTGTTTGCGAATAAGAAATTCCCGATTGTTGTCGAGTCGACACCAGTCCCCGAGGGAGTTGTTGAGTTTGCTCACATGAAGACCCCAATTGATCAGATGCGGGGTGGGTTTGAAAACCCTTATGGTTTTTCGGGAGATGGTCGGGAGTTACCTCCGGGAGCAACGGAGCTTCCGAAGATGGGTCCGTACAACGATCTCGCGTCGAATCTTGCGGAAGGTCCCTCGAACGTAGGTGAACCCCAACTTACCCCCGCACAAGAAGCGGCCCGTTTACTCGAAAAGCACATCCACGATCAACTCCTCGATACGAATGCAGTTAATGTTATGCGTTATGCAGTCTTTGAGGCGGCGTTGCTCGGTACAGGTGTAGTCAAAGGCCCGTTTAATTTCTACAAGCGGGTACACAAGTGGGAACGTGATCCAGAAACTGGGGAAAAGACCTACGCACCAGACGAAAAGATTGTACCACGAGTTGAACACGTCCCACTTTGGGACTTTCACCCTGATCCCTCTGCAACGAGCATCGAAGACTGCGAATATGTCATTCAACGTCACCGGATGAATCGTCAACAGTTACGTTCCCTAATGAATCGCCCACATTTTACCGAACGTGCGATAGAGAACGTGATTTCAAAGGGACCAAACTACGAAGATAAGTACTACGAGGATACAATCCGTGAGGATGATACTGAGCCGTACTATCAAGAGAATCGATATGAGGTTCTCGAGTACTGGGGTGTCCTCGATGCTAAGTTTGCCCGTGAGGTAGGACTCGATATTCCGGATGATGTTTCGGAACTCGATCAGGTTCAAATTAACGCTTGGGTATGTGGCAATGAAGTGCTACGTTGCGTCTTGAACCCATTTACACCTGCCCGTATCCCGTTCCACGCATTCCCTTACGAAGTTAACCCGTACCAGATATGGGGAGT